TTGGGCCGAAGTTGGCGTACTACCTTGCCAACAACCCAGAGGAAGCTGAAAAGATTGCCGGCATGAGTCCCATAGGGGCTATTCGCACACTCGGTCGAATCGAGGAACGGCTTTCCAACTCAAAGCCTGCGGTAAAAAGTACAGATGCCCCGCCGCCCATCAAGGCTTCCGGTTCAACTGCGACGGTCACAAAAGACCCGCACAAGATGTCGGATGCTGAGTTCGCTGCGTGGCGCAAAAACCAAATCAAGGCTCGCGCCTAACCATTCAGGAGTACAAAGTGTCTAATTCACTCGTTAGCATCGACATGATTACGCGGGAAGCCCTGCGAATCGCACACGAAAAATGTTCCTTCATCGGCAGTACCGACCGTCAGTACGATGACGCCTACGGCAAGACCGGAGCCAAGATCGGCAGCGTCCTCCGTGTCCGCAAGCCCAATCAGTACGTTCGCACCACTGGCTCCCGCGTCATGGACGTTCAGGATCAGAACGAATCCAACGGTACGATCACCCTGGCGACTCAGGATCACGTCGATATGCGCTTCAACTCGGCGGAACTCTCGCTGACCATTGACGAGATCAGCAAGCGTTATATCGAACCCGCTGTCGCCGTTCTGGTGTCGGGCATCGAGTCCGACTATCTGGCCTTCGCTACCAAAGCCACTTACAACATGGCCGGCACTGCGGGTACGGGTATCACTTCCCTGGTTGCTCCCGGCGCTGCCCGTGCCAAGATCAATCAAGGTCTGGCTCCGAAGGATCAACGTGCGATCCAGATGGACTCGGTGACGATGGGCGGTCTGGTCAATGGTGTTGCCGCCTACTTCAACCCCGGTGCCGACATCTCCAAGCAGTTCCGTGAAGGTATGGTCGCTCGCACCGCGATGGCCGACTACTACGAGAACGAGCGCATCTGGACGATGACCCACTCGGACGATGTGACGGCAGATACCGATGCCGCTGCGCTGGTGACTGACGGTGGTTCCACCATCGACATGCACACCCTGTTGCCGGTTGCCAAGCAGACTGTTGGCACGGTATTCACCGTCGCTGGAGTGTATGCCTGCCACCCCGAAACCAAGGCGGCATATCGTCACCTTCAGCAGTTCGTCATCACGGCGATCGGTGCTACGACCACGACCATCTCCCCGGCGACTTACCTGACCGGCGCTAAGAAGAACGTGGTTTCCAGCACAGGTGGTGCGCTGGCAACGACCGACTTCAACGCCAAGACTGTCGTGTTCGTTGGCCTGGCATCGACCTCCTACGCTCAACCCTTGATGTATCACAAGGAAGCGTTTCAGTTCGTGACTGCCGACCTGCCGATCATGGACGATGCTGCCAAGTGCGTTCGCCGCGTCCAAGACGGGCTGGCCCTGCGTGTCTGGCAAGCCTCGGACATTCGCAACGACGAACTGTTGATGCGTATCGACATCCTCTACGGCATGGCTGCTCTGCGTCCTGAGTGGGCCTGCCGCATGATCGGCGCTGCTGGTTAATCACTAGGGGGCGGGTAACTCCGCTCCCGTTCAACTTTCAAGGAGATTCAAATGGCAACTTACGAACGCATTGATTATGGCAGTGAAGACGGCTCCCAGTGGGGCGGCTCTGCTTCCGACAAGGTATCTTTCTACGGCAAGGTTCCGGTGGTTCAGCGGCCTTACAGTTCGGCTGTCCATGCTACTTCCGGCTTGGTGACTTCCGCTGGTTCCCTGTTCGTCGCCTCGCATCTGGCCGCGATTCAGGAAATCCAACTGACGCTTATCGGCCTCGGCGTGTGGGCAACAGCGTAACTTCGTAACAGTTTGGGGCAGATAGGGTCATTCCCGAAAGCGTGTTCAGCGCACGTTTCTGCCCCGATCCCTCGCTGAGTTTCTACTGGAGAAATAATGCCCAAGATCGCAGAACTTGAGAAGTATGTCATCTTTTGCGTGCCGACTGTTACTCGCCCATACCAGTGCACTCTTGATAGTATCCGGGCGTCACTGCCGCTGCTTGACGAAGCGGGATGGAAGCACAGCATCGTCTATGAGGTAGGTTCCCCCTACATCTCATCGGCACGATCCCTGATGCTCCGCAAGGCGTTGGACGCCAAGGCGACCGACATCGTGTTCATCGACCATGACCTATCGTGGGATGCCCCAGACCTGTTGGCACTGATTCAAGCGAAGGGTGACGTTGTCTGCGGAAACTACCGTTTCAAGACGGACGAAGTCGAGTTCATGGGAACGTGTATCCCCGACATCAACGGTATCCCCCAGACACGCGGCGACGGTGGGGTCAAAGGTCACTACGTTCCGGCAGGGTTCCTGAAGGTGACAAGGAACGCTGTCAATCGGTTCATCAACGCCCACCCCGAACTGTGCTATGGAGAGAAGTGCGCTCCGCACATCGATCTGTTCAACCACGGCGCTTTCGAGGGTGTCTGGTACGGTGAGGACTTCTCGTTCTCCCGCAGATGGGTCGAACTCGGTGGAGAGATTGTCATCCTCCCACACCTGAACCTTGTGCATCACTCTGCTGACAAATCCTACGGTGGCACGTACCATGACTATCTGTGCCGCCAGCCCGGAGGGTCAGAAGATCATGGTTAAGGGATCGGTACTCTACCCCGGGTGCGGCAACGAGCGTGTTCCCGATTGGCTGGACGTGACGCAGGAGACACGCCTCGACATAGACGAAAGCTGCCATCCAGACATCGTGGCGTCCATCACCAACATGGGCAACATCGGCACATTCGATAACGTCTATACCTGCCACACGCTGGAGCATCTGTTCGAGTACGATGTTCAGAAAGCCCTGCTTGAGTTCAAGCGAGTCCTGAATCCAGACGGAACAGTTCTGATCTTCGTCCCTGATCTTGAAGGTGTGACCTGCAACGACGAAGTGCTGTACGAGTCTCCCGGTGGCCCGATCTGCGGCAGGGACTTGTACTACGGGCTGACCAAGTATGTCGAGATCAGCCCGTACTACGCACATCACACCGGATTTGTGAAAGAGTCCCTTGAGAAGCACATGCTCGACGCTGGATTCAAGGATGTGTCAGTAACCAGGTTCAGCCCCCACAACCTGATGGGTGTTGGTAAAAAGGAGAAATGAAATGTCCCACTTAATGTACAACCCCGATGGCGGTTTCCACCACTTCTACGACGAGGAGATGGAGGACGCCAAGAAGAACGGATGGGTTCCCGGCGAGGAGATTCGTCAGCAGATGCTCGCGGCGAAGAAGGGGGTTGCAAAACCTGCTGAGAAGATTACAATGCCCCCACAGCCGGAAGTAGTCAGACGCTCCCCTGGACGACCACGCAACGTGGTTCCATCTATTCTGAACGATGGGGAAGTCTAAGCTGTGAGTTCCGCCCAAACGATCATAGACCGAGCGTTGCGCCTGATAGGTGCTATCGCCTCTGGTGAATCGCCCACCACGGCTGAGTCCAACGATGGTCTGACTGCGCTCAATGCCATGATTTCATCGTGGCAGACCGAAAAGTTGAACGTCTTTGCCTACGTTGACACCTCTTTCAATCTGGCTGCGGCAGACAACTCCTACACGGTCGGGCCGGCAGGTAACTTCGCTCTGACCCCGCGCCCGTCGAAGATCGAACAGGTGTTTGTCACGGCGAACAGCATCAACTACGAAGTTGAACTGATCGACTACGAGAAGTGGAACCGGATACCGGATCAAACATCTGACTCCGACATCCCGGTCTATGCCTACTATGAGCCTACCTTGCCAACGGGTACGCTCAAACTCTGGCCGGTTCCCAACACAGTCTATGCGCTGCATCTCATCACATGGACTTCGCTGTCCGAACTGGCGGCGCTGAGTACGACGATCACCCTGCCGCAGGGCTACGAGAGGGCGCTGGCCTACAACTTGGCTGTTGAGATTGCTTCGGAGTACGAGAAGCAAGCCTCTCCATCCGTTCAAGCCATTGCTGTCGAGTCCAAGGCGGTCATCAAACGCGCCAATCAGCGCCCGATGTTGGCAACTCCTGACTTATGGGGCGCAGTGTCCGGGCAGAGGTCGAATATCTACGCGGGTGGTTATATAGCGTGAGAATGCCTCTCATACCGAATATCGACTCAAGAAACGGGACGGATAACAAGGATGCCCGGATGACCAATGCGTTGAAGGAGACGGAAAACGGTGCAGACTTCGCTTGTGTTCGTCCCGCACTCTCGCTGATTGCCGACACTACCGGGAACGGCAACGGCATGTTCTACCTCGACACGCTCATAACGGTGTTCGGTACAAACGCCAGGTACTCCGAGTCGCTGACCAACATTGGAACTGTTGCAGACGGTTCCTATGATTTCGTCAAGGGGAACTGAGTGAGAATGCCCCTCATCTCCAAGATAAGCGCCCGAAGCGGAACCAGCACCAAGGGTGCGAGGGTGCAGAATATCGTCAATGATGGCAAGGACGGGATTGCCCGGAAGCGTCCTGCGTTGGTGTATTCCAATGGATACGGTGGCATCGGTAACGGGCTGATGGACACTCCCAACGGACTGTTTGGTGCATGGGACAACTCCGGTATTGTCGATGAGGCGGGAACTGCACACATCGTCGGTTCTGGTGTCTTGACATCACTCATCGTCGCTGGATGGTCGAACCTCTATATCACAGGGATGTCTGACGATGGGCAGACCTGCTCAGGGTACGGCACCAAGGCGGCAGTTGGGATCCGTGCTGTAAAACTGACAAAGACAACGCTGACCGAACTGACGTACCCTTCCGGTGTAACTGGAGAGACATACGCTTACGGGATCTCAGGTGATGGTTTGACCATCGTTGGTTCAGGGTACGTGACAGCCACCGGAATATATCGTGCATACAAGTGGGTAGATTCCACAGCGACTCAGGTAGCTGTTGCCAATATCTCAGATACTGAAGGTGGCGCTTACGGCGCTAGTTATGACGGATCGTCCATTTGCGGCTACGTTAATCGAGCAGGGGTAAAAACAGGGTTCATCTACTCGGGTGGGGCGGTATCGTACAAGGCTCTTGGTGGGATATACACAAGTGATGTCCGTTTCTACTGCATATCGTCGAATGGACAATATGTCGGCGGGAGAGCGCGTGATCCGAGTACCGCACAACAACATCCGATCATTTACGACGGTACAACGACCACTGCCGTATTCACTGGGGCGTCTGGCGTAGTCAACGGACTGTCACACGACGGCGAATACTGCTGCGGAATACCAAGTGCGGGAGATGACGGTTTCTTCTACAAAAAGACTGGTGCGGTTCTCACATACCTTGACTCAGGAACAACTACGATTCTCCCCTATGCAATATCACGATATGGTAATGCGGTCGTTGGAGAAGCAGTTACTCCTGCTGGGACAGTGAGTATGTTCAGATGGACAGAGGTGGGCGGTTTCGAGAACCTCGGCAGAATTGCTGAGACAGGAACTGCAACTGGTGCGGCGTCTGGTTACACTACTCCGAAATCAGGTGGATGCTCCGCAATGGGAACAACGATAGCAGTTACCCAATTCAACGTAGCGACAAGAACTCCCGCATTCTGGACACCGACTGCCTAATGTCATGCCGACCATCTATGACTACGCTTACCTTCCAGCCATGACACAACTGTTTTTCAAGACCACCGCGGCGGGATACTACATGACGGGTTCAAGCCCGACATATACGATCACGACCATTGTTGATGCTGATTACCCCGCCACGACTGTGCGTGGCGCGGTGTATCTCGACGGTCGATTCTTTGTGATGAACGCCCTCGGTGAGATTTACCAATCTGCGCTTGAAGACGCTTCGTCATGGGCATCGCTTGAGTTCATCGCAAGCCAGTTGAATTCTGACGCTGGTGTGTGCCTGGCGAAGATCAATAACTACATTGTCGCGTTCAAGAAGTACAGCACCGAGTTCTTTTACGATGCTGCGAACCCTACAGGGTCGATCCTGTCTCCGGTGCAGAATGCTGCGTTCCACATCGGGTGCGCTCATGCCGACTCTGTGCAGGACATGGACGGTACGCTGGTCTGGATGGGGCAGTCGCGCAACGGTTTCGGCAGGACGATCTATTCGTTGCAAGGAACCAATCCGACACCGATCAGTGATGGTCAGATCGACAAGATTCTGGACGCCGACTCGCTTGCGTCCATTTATTCATGGTCTGCGAAAGTCGGTTCTCACACGCTGTACGGGATCACGCTTGTAACCACTGGTGTTACGCTGGTCTATGACTTCACTACTCAACTGTGGTCATTCTTCACTTACCTAGTGTCAGGGGGTGTAGCGAAGACCGTCACTGCTGTCACGACAGCCGGTGTGGTGACTTCTACCTCTCACGGGTACTCGGATGGCGACATCGTGCTGATAGCGGCTACAAACGCCTCTTTCAACGGCTGGCATGTCGCTACCGATGTCACTACCAGCACGTTCCAGATTCAGGCTACCGGGACAGTGTTCAGTGGGTCAGGCACTTCGACCAAACACACCGAAACCTACTTCCCTGTTGCGTCATCTACGTCGAATGGTGGCAAGCAGTACATGCAGGACGCGACCAGTGGGACGTTGTACGAGTTCGACCAGGATGTATTTGTCGATTACGTTGGGGCCATCGCTTCCCGGATGCGTACCCCGCAGATTGACGATGGCAGTACGGGGAAGAAGAACATGTCGGGGATTGAACTTGTTGGCGACAAGATTTCAACTTCCGCGCTAATCAGGTATTCTGATGACGATTATGCGACGTACTCGAAATTCAAACCTGTGTTGCTCTCTGTTGAGCGACCGAGAGTAAGACGGTCAGGGATGTTTAGACGTAGGGCGATTGAAGTTCTGCATGTCGGGAACGCCCTTTTCAGGATGCAAGCAGTTAACGTAGATGTAGGAGGATGATATGGTGACGGTGAATGGAGTCCCGTGGGTTCAGGATGCAGCAAGTGCTGCCAACGCTGTGAGAATTTACGGAGCACATGCGGGAAACGGCGGTAGTGGGCAAACTGCCACAAGTGGTGCGGGTGGGACTTGGAAATGGGGTGGTCAGACGTACAACGATCAGGCGTCTGCACAAGCCGCATACGATAGAGACAATGCGTCCACAATATCAGGGTTAGGCAAAAACTCAAACGTGGGTGGGATAGTGTACTCTGGTGGTGGGGGTGGCGGGGGTGGTGGTGGAGCGGCTACGCCACCGCCGAACCGTTTTGAGGCTGGCCTAGCTAACTCAGATAAGCGTTTGCGCGACCTGCTGGACAACCCCGATTCGATTCAACAGTCGGCAGCGTACAAGTTCCGCGTCGGTCAAGGTCAGGAAGCACTTCAGCGCAGTATGGGTGCGAAGGGGATGCTCAACTCAGGCAATCGACTCATGGACTTGACCAAGTTTGGTCAGGATATGGGGTCGCAGGAGTATGACGCACAATTTGGCAGATTGAGCGATTTGTATAAGACAGACAGTAATTCGTATATTGGTCAAGGGTCGGTCAGTAATCAAACTCAAGATATAGCAAATCGTTTCCAATTGGGTACTGACGCGAACCAAATCAACCGTGACAAGATAAATACTGACGTATCACTTAGTCTGTCAAAACCACAAGGTCGGTCGGGGACATCTGGAATTAGCAACCCTTGGGCGCTTCCCGGCTACAACGGTTATAACTACTAGGACACATCATGGGCTACTTTGACCCGCGCACTGGAACATGGAATGAGGGGATGCCTCCGGGCATGGAGTCGCTAGACTTGGCGACGGAGTACGCTCGCCCGCTGAATATTGCATTCCACGAGGCATACTCGACTCCGTATTCCAACTACCCTGACCCGAATATTGCTGTGCCGAAGGAAGCTATTCCGCTTTCTCAGGTCAACGAGTACCGAGTGTCAAGGGGTATGAACCCAATCACGCAGGGCCAATATGACACTCCCGGTGGAGTGATGGGGGGCTACGCGAATGACTCCCCTCAGATATCGACTCAACCGTTGAGTAATCTGGTCAAACCGCAGCAGAAGTTCGTGCCTCCGACCAGTGACGCTGAACGTCAGCAGCAAGCCTACGACTATCGGATGTCTCAGCCCAAAACTGCGAACTACGTCCGAAACAACACCACAGGTGCGGTGCAGGACTTGCCGAGTTATCAACCGCAGCAATCTCGTCCCGCTGGTCAGGTGTCTGGTGCACAGGCTACGGGCGACATGGTGAATAATCTCATCAGTCTTGGACAGCGACAGAACATCCCGAGGGATCAGTTGGCAGCGATGGTGCAGTACCAGGCATCTGCTCAACCGGGATCACCTAGCGCAGAGGACTTGTATCGACAGTCGTTCCAGTACGGTACGCCGGTCAAAGACCTGATTGCGGCACACTCGGCTATTGGGTCGGGGAGTGCTGCGCGGGAGAAGGATCAACTCGGGTTGATGAAGACTCGCGCTGAGATTGCGAACTTGACTGCAAAGCCTACTAGCGAGTACGACAAGAAGATTGCCGAGTTCCGCGCACAGCGAGACATACTTGGTGCGATGACCCCCGAAGAGCGGCAGAAAGACGCGGCTAAACGCGCCGGCATTGTTCTGAAACCCGGAGAGATTTACAATGAGACTACGGGGCAGGTATCCATATCTCCGAACAGCACCGCTGGTCGGAAGTTGCAGGGTGAAGCTATCGCTACACGGAAAGGTTTGACTGCTGTTGAAGACCAGATCGACAGAGTTGGAATGTTGGCGAAAGACCTGCTGGCCGACAAAAACCTTGAACGTGCTGTCGGTTGGTGGGACGCACTAACTCCGGTATGGCTGGCAACAAGTCCTCAAGGGAAGACAGATGTTCGGTCGTCCATTGAAAACCTGCAAGAACTTTTGCAAACCAAAGGACTCACCGAACTCCGTGCATCTGGTGTTGCTCCCGGATCAATAACGGAAAAAGAGTGGACGAAGTTCTCCGCGATGATTGCCAATATCGACCCGAGGCTTTCGGAAGATGCGTTCAAGAAGGAACTCGGACGGGTTTTGTCGAATGTTGCTGCCGGCAAGCAGAACGTAGCAGAGACACGGCGACAAGAGCAGATAAGGTTTGGCGACAACTGGGATCGTGGCGGGAATTCCGCGCCTCCCCCTGATGCTGCTCCATCTGTCCCAATCAAAGTGACCTCTTTGAATGAAGCGATGAAGTTGAAAAGCGGAACTAGATTCATTGACCCGAACGGTGTTGAGAGAGTGAGGCCGTAAATGGCTAACGAATGGGATGCTTTCCCAAAAGCAGAATCACAACCCTCGTCAATGGGTGAGTGGGATGCGTTCCCCCGCGCAAAGGAAGTCTACGATGACCCTATCCCGTCGATCCCTTGGGGCGACTTGGCGGCGGGTGCTGTTCGCGGTGCGGGGTCTATTGGCGCGACTATCCTCGCACCGTGGGACATGGCGAAAGACGCGATGGCTGGTAAAGGCTTGTCGCTTGAATCGAATCGTCAGCGCCGTGCAGACATGGACTATGGTCTGCAAGCGATGGGTGCTGATCCAACATCGAACACTTACGCCATTGGAAAGATGGGCGCTGAAGTCGCCGGAACACTCGGCGTTGGCGGCGCTGCCGCGAACACTCTCCGCACACTAGCCCCCGGCGCTACTCGCCTTGCCCGTGCTATTGAAGCGTGGGGGATGACCGCACCAAGAGCAGCAGGGTCAAGCCGTGTCGCTGACGCCGCATACCGAGTAGCTGGTGGTGCTGTGCCTGGCGCTATATCGGCAGGTATGATTGACCCAGAACACGTTGGGGGAGGTGCTGCCATTGGAGCAGCAGTTCCTTTCGCTGCCCCAGTAGTGGGTAAATTCGCAGATTCCGTCATCAAGAAGGGTCAGCAACTAGCCGGCGGCGCAGAGGGACAGGCTATTGAGTACCTCAGAAAGACTTTCCCCGATAACTGGCAAGAGGTTGCTTCGCGGCTTAAAGACTTGAAGGCGTACCTCCCGATGGAGCGTCCGACCATAGCCGCTGCTGCACCAGATTTCAGCGGGAAGTTATCTGCTATAGAGCAAGGTGCTAGACGTTCTCCAGAGATGGCTGATGACTTCTTGCGTCGGGATTCCGACAATCAACTTGCAAGGTTGGAAGCTGCACAGCGTCAGGCAGAACCGTTGGATGTATTGACTCAATCCAGATCAGATGTCAGTGCACCTTTGTACGCAGCGGCTAAAGCAGAGCAAGTGCCAATGGACACCACGCTGCGAACCATCATGCAGGGGCCGGAAGTTAGCAGGACGCTCAATGCGATGACGGACAGTATGCGTCAAGGTCAGGTGAATGCTGCCGTCGCTGGGAGGGAAGTGTCACCTACTATCGTAGGCAGGCGTCCTGCACCAGAAACAGACTATGTTAATGAGTGGGGTGTTCCTACGGGACCAACCCCGGAGAAGATACAGATAGATGCTGTGGAGCGTTGGAAACGCGCCATTGATGCCGAACTCAACGCATTCAACAAGAAGGCTCCATCACCCCTTGGTCTTGGAGACATAAACGCGGAGCAGTTGAAGACTGCAAGGAATCAACTCACGCGATGGATTGACCAATCGTCCCCTAATATGAAGGCGGCGAGGATGATGTTCGCGTCGAGGTCGCCTCACGTCAATCAGGCTACATTCTTTGGTGATGTGGCTAACGCGCTTGATCAACCTCTAACTGCCGAAGGGATGGGTCAACTCAACACGATGGTCAAGGACTTGCCAAAGTCTTTCACCAGATCAACAGGGATTGCACGTTACCAGACACCGGAAGAAGTTCTGGCCGCGATGTCGCCTCTAGGCCGGCGTACTCTTGAAGGCATCTACCGAAGTGGACAGCGTGAAGTTGCAGGCGCGAGAGCATCGACGGGAACAGGATCCCTGCCCAAGATGGAAGGTACGCTATCCAAACTGGAGCAGGCTGTACCACCTTGGTTAAGTGCTTTAGTCACTGGCGTCAGAAGTGTCGCCAAGAGACTCGGTGCAGACACAGACGAAGCGGCTATGGAACTAATCAACCGTGCGTCTATAGACCCGCAGGCGTTCGCTCGTCTTATTGAATCGACCCCTCCAACGGAGCGCAGTGCAGTAATGAACGGGGTGCGTAAGTTCGCCACCTCCAACCAAGGTAAATCCCTAGTTGGCTCTACCTCTGAAGCGATGCAATGAGCGTCCCCCTCGCTCCCCCACCGCCAAACAGTGATCCGCTGCAAGATAGGTGGATGTACCTGCTATGGAAGAAACTCACCCAAGCAGCGCAGATACCGTGGAGCGTCATTGACCCGACAGGGAGCAACCTGACTGACCTCACCACCCGCAATCATAACGATCTGCAAACGATCCAGGGTGGCACAACGGCTGAGTATTACCACACGACTGCTGCACAGAACGCAGAGATTGCCAGACGTAAGGCAGTGACCTCAACGGCTGTCAGTGTCGCTATGGACGATACCGCAGCAACGTGGCGCGTCACTGCTGACGCACAGACGCTAACCCTACCAGCAGCATCCACAGCCCGGATCGGGAACATCTGGACGGCTCACTTCGCTACCACTGGAACATTGACTGTACAACGCGCAGGGTCTGACACTATAATGACCCCTACGAGTGCAACTGAAACCTCGGTCATCATCACTATCAGGGGAACATCCCTTGATTTTGAATGCGCCTCCGCTACGACCTGGATCATCGTATGAGTTTCACTCCAGATTCCAGCCCATACTACTCCCCCGAATACTCCATTCAACACACTGGAGAACTCGGGGGCATGGCAGCCAAGCTGTATCACATCCTCGGCAGCAGGTCGCAGGGTTGGAACTCGACATCCGTACTCGGCGACGCCTGCGACTACCTGAACACCACACAGGACTTGATGAACACTCCAACCAGCGGGCAGACGCTCTATCTGGTCAGCACCAGCGCGAGCGATACATCGGCAGGCGTGGGGGTGCAGACGGTCAGGACGGTGTATCTCGACACCAACGGGTTGCAGCAGGTCAGGACGGATACCCTCAACGGCACCACGCCGGTCAGTATTGGAACCGGCTACACATTCATTCAGTGGATGGAGGTTGCCTCCGTAGGCACTAGTGAGGTTGCTGTCGGTGCAGTCACGATCAGCAGTACCAATGGTGTGGCTACGGTG